CGCCCCGCCCAATGTCTATCACACAAGAGGACTAAAGAGTGCTATTGCCTATTCAGATAGTGGTGGGCTATTTGCTAACGAGGGTGATAGGCTAAATGGCGTACTTAATGATGAGCAGGGGAAGCAGATCGCCGCGAGTGCCGATATTTTTGAGAGATGGCACGTCAATAAATACACTATGTCTACGGGAATGGGTATAAACATCCTCAAGGGGGCTTATGTTAAGAATCCTTCGACAGTCGAGCAGATGGAATCTGGGAGTGTTCCCTACTATAAATTATGTTCATTATCGGACTTTTACAGACGTGTTCCGATTAAGGGACAGACATCAGAGGGCTTTGCAAGGATATTTTTACCCGCTTATTTAAGACTTGAGGGATATATAGACAGGTTTGGGAAGTCGGTCACGGAAACACCCACGGAAAGGCAGATAAGATTATCGCCACTTTCAATATTTGCTATGAGTAAGAAGGGTGCGAAGGAAACCATGCAAGCGGAGAGGGATGCCCTTTTAGCAGAAAACACGCCAGAGTCTTTAGAAGCCTATCGTAGTATAAGAAGAAAGTCGCCGTTTAGCTGGTCTGAATGTTGGCTTGGTTCATCGGGAAATGTTGGATACAATCTTGAGATTATAGACAAACGCCTCGCAGAGATTAATAAGATGCGTTCCTTTGATAAACCACCCTATAGAATGGGTTATTTTTATACAGAAAGTGGAAATCTTGGAGACAGGGTGTTTTGGCAGGATGATTCAGATAGGGTTAAATTTAGAATGTCTATCCATATCCCCCCAGAGCTAACTAATCAAAGAGAGCAGATAGAAGTGTGGGATGGATTGAGTCAGAAGATAGTCCCTTCGTGGCGTCCTATTAATGGTCAGAGATTTACCCTCGGCTGTGATCCGTTTCGTAACCTCAAATCCATAGAAGCTAAACAGATAAATAAACTCGGTGGCAAATTGTCAAATTCAAGACAATCCGATGGTGGTATTGCTGTTTTGTGGGAATACGACCCCTCGGTAGATGGTGGCAAGAGTAAAAAAGACTGGGAAAGTTATAGGTGTGTATGTTCTTATCGCTATAGACCACCTACGCAAGATGAATATTTTAAAGACATATTTATGTGTGCACAGTATTTCGGTGCTATGATATACCCTGAACAGAACGTAGAGGCATTACTTGAGAAGATGTTTTTATGGGGCTTCGGTGGCTTTGGACTCTACGATATTGACATAGTAACTGGCAAGAGGAAATCATTGCCCGGAAGGTATAATGCCACAGAAACCAATCAGGATATGGTGAGGGAGATTAAGGATTATATAGAGTTCAGGGGGCATGTAGAGTGTCACGACGATCTGCTTAATGAGATAAAGTCATTTAAGGGTGTAGAAGATTTCACGAGACTTGATTTAAAAACGGCTTTTGGCATGGCGTTATTGGGCAGCAAGTCCCGTTACAGGGAACTACTTGGTGATTTCAACAACGATCCTATCCCCATAGATGGGTTATTCTAAAAATAAATTTGGAAATGTCAAAAATAGTTTTTATCTTTGTGGTGTTCTTTGATGTCATTGTGGCGGAAATAGACGTTAAATGGAATAGCCGAGATTGTATGCCTATGGGTCGCTCCCTTAGTGGCGGAGAATTGTTTCCAAATCGGCATGTGGGTAAAATCCCACCAATGATATTGAAGAACTTTTTAATGTTCGCCGACCATGTGTCGAAGGAATTTGAAGCCCACCTTAATCGGAGGGCTTTGTTTTTGATGTGTTTTGGATTTATTATCTTTGTAATCGGATAGGTGGGGGTAATTGTCCGCCGACAAGAGGGAAACTGAACACTTCTTCCGATTACTTCTTGTTCAGTGTTATTTAATAGTTCAGTAATGGCAGAGAAAATTTGTGGAATATATAAGATTCAGTCTATCATAAAGCCAGATAGGTTTTATATCGGCAGTTCTAAGGATATTCAAAGAAGATTTCGGGGGCACAAGAGAAATTTGATTAATAAAACCCACCATTCTCATAAATTACAACGACATTATAATAAATATGGTAAGGAAGATTTAGTTTTTTCTGTTATAGACGAGTTTGTTTTTATATCTCGAGAACATATTATTATAAAAGAACAGTTTTATTTAGACCAAATGAAACCGTATTTTAATGAGAGTAGATTCGCTAATAGTAGGGCGGGCGTTAAGGCATCTATGGAAACACGCAAAAAACAAAGCAGAAAAAGCAAGGGAAGAAAAAAGTCGCCCGAACATAGAAGAAAAATAGGCGACGCCAATAGGGGGCGTAAATTTGACAAGAAATTTGGACTAAAAATAAGCATGGCATTAAAAGGCAAGAAACGAAAACCATTTACGGACGAACACATTAAGAATCTTTCTAATTCTAAGAAAGGAGATAAAAATCCTAATTTCGGTAAGGACATGACCGAACAAATACAAAAATTAACGGCATTAAACACAGGGCGAAAACAGACAAAGGAACAATGTCGTGCGACTTCTGTACGCATGACGGAATACTGGGCAACACACCCCCACCGTAAACACACAGAAGAAGAAAGAAAAAGATGCGGACGACCACAGTCGCCCGAAAGAATTGCAGAAATTAAAGAATGGTGGAGATTAAGAAAAGAGAACGGATGGATTTCTGATAAAAAAGCACAATTTAGGGAAAGGGATGAGAATGGGCGGTTTAAAAAGAAGGGCAAATCTTAGTTATTTTAAAAGTTGGTATCTTTGCATAGAATTAAATATTACAAATGATACCAATAATCCCCGAGTACAAGGACAGAGAATGGTCATTCCCCAAACAAAACATTAACCCATCTGAAAAGGACGAGGAATATCACAGACAATGGGCATCTGCGATATATTCCCTGTTTTGCAGGGGTAAATGCGCGTTTGGCATTAATAGTTACACTGCTTTTGACACTTGGCGGTCTTATTCATTAGGTCGTCAGGATGTGTCTAAATATAAGACTTGGCTTGCGTCTGATACTACAAATACAAATTCTACTGTTGCATTAGATTCCTTTGACAGCACCCCGTTGGCTCGTGTAGCAAAAAAAGAGGGATGGCTGAATGTTCTTTGGCAAAATATAAGCCCAGCCCCAACAATTCTTGACAGTCTGCACGGTCAATTCGACAAACAAGACTCAGACCTTTATGTTGATGTTATAGACCCCGATAGCAAAGACATAGAAGAGAATGAAGCCTACCTTAAACTCTTTGAAGGGCTAAACCTCGAATGGCAGAACGAATACAAGATAAAAGCAGGCATACCGATAGACGAACAGACCTATTATCCCAAGTCAGTACAGGAATTTGAGATGATGAAGGCTCAGGGCGGTTTCAAACTTGCCGTGGCGAGGTCTATGCAAAAGATGTTACGCTACACCTTTGAGTTAAACCCTAGTCCATGGGATACTGTCACACGCAAAAAAGTCATAGATGACCTTATCTGTATAGGTTATGGTGCCGTCAGGGATTACTTTGATTCCGAGGACAATAAGTTCAAACAAAAGTGGATTGATCCCGCGAGGTTGGTTATACAATTCTCTAATGAACACGATTATAATGACTCCGAATATGCAGGTTATTTCTCTTATGAGACCGTATCTAATCTTAAAAGGCTATTGCCGGATGTTGATGAGGCAGAGTGGCTTAATCTTGCCAAGGGTGCTGTGGGGCGTTATGGCAATCCCTCGTCAGGATGGGAAGCCCGTTATAGCCAACTTGACCCATCCACCTATGCTTACGGTTATGATGGGTTTAAAGTACCTGTCTTTGAGGCAGAATGGATAGACAGGGATATTAAAAAGAGAAAATATTATAATGATCGTTACGGACGCGCACAGGTAAAAGATTTAGATTTTACCGATAAAGACAAGGCGGGTGTTAAGAAGCTATCTGTAAGACTTGTAAGGAAGTGTACCTGGGTTATAGGTACAGATTACTCTTATGAATGGGGTGTCGTTAAGATGGCATCCCGCAAGAACTATTCCAAGCCACAGATGACATTTCATGTAGAGCAGTTACTACAACCGTCTATCATGGAAAGACTTATTCCGATGCTTGACCAGATAGAGATAACGTTTTTAAGGTATCAGAACTCTCTTGCCAAGATGGTAGAGAATGGATATGCTATCAATACGTCTATGTTAGGGAATGCATCCTTGGGCGGGAAAAAGTTAGACCCAAGGCAGATTATCAAGCTATTTAAGGAATCGGGATTCTTCTTGTATCAATATAGCGCGGGTACAGGACAGTATACGGGTGGTGCGGCACTTCCAATAACCGCCATTGAGGGCGGAATGAAAAAGAGGGTGGAAGAAACTATGCAGACACTACAGATGTGGTTTGGGTCTATTAAATCATTTATAGGTATGGACTTGATAGCACTTGCCAATACGCCGGTAGCCTCAGACACCAAGGAGATAAAACAAGAACAAGTACAGGTTACTTTGGATGTGGCAAAACCTATTCTCGATGCCGTTACAGAAGTGAAAGAGAGTTGCGGAGAGAGTCTTATGCGTAGAATTCAGACAGGCGTTAAGAATGATGAGGGTATACGTAAGGCTTATGCGGGCGTTATCAGCAAGGCAGACATGGAA